ATATAGAAAAACAATTAAAGATGACTAGATTATGAGTGTTCGAGAAAATATTGCATCAAACCTTTTATCAACAATATCAGGTATAAGTAGCCCAACAATTAAGAAAGCTACAAGACAACCTTTTCAATTAGACGAGTTATCAGATAAACAATATCCAGCAGTAATAGTACAAACATCTGAGGAAACAAGAGAAGATATAGAAATGGGTATAGGTGCAAAAACAAGATCAGGAACTATTGACTTTGCAATACTTGGATTTGTTAAAGGTGCTGAAGTTAATATTGACACTAAAAGAAATCAATTAATCACAGCTATTGAAACAGCCTTAGAATCTGATATTACAAGAAATAGCAACGCACTTGATACTGAAGTTATTAGTGTGGAAACAGACGAGGGTACATTATTTCCTATTGGTGGTATAAGAATGGTTGTAAGATGTACTTATGAGTTCCAAGCTGGAACACCATAAACAAGGAGAAGATATGGCAAACAAAGATAAAATCATTGATAAAATAGAAAAGAAAATAGATGCAATAGAAAAGTTACACGATAAAGAAAGTTTAATGTGTGAAGAAGTCAAAGATTTACTTGCTGATCTTAGAGATCAAGAAGAAGATGAAACTTGGGAAGATGATTCAGAAGAAGATTTTGATGAAGATGACGAGGAAGATATTGACGATGAAGAAGAAAAATAATATAAACAATTTTAACATAGGAGAATAAAAAATGGCAGTTCATCATGGAAAAGAGGGCGAAGTCGTAGTAGGTGGTTCAGCAGTTGGCGAACTTACTTCTTTCACTCTTGAAACAACAGGCGATGTTGTAGAATCTACAAAAATGTCAGATGGTGCAAAAAGTTTCGTAGCTGGTAGAACATCATTTTCAGGTACTTTAGAAATGCACTTTGACGAAGCAGATAGTGTTCAAACACAATTAACTGCTGGGTCTAGTGTTACTTTTAAATTATTACCTGAGGGTAGTTCATCAGGCGACAGAAAGTTTGAGGGTGCTGGTATAATTACAGGTATGTCTGTAAATCAACCTTTAGATGGTATTGTTGCTAGAAATGTTACTTTTCAAGGCACAGGTGCATTAACAATAGGTACTGAATCATAATAATTTATGTCAGTAATAGATAGAGTAAAGTCTCACTTTGAGACTCTGCAAACTTTAATTATTGAAGTTCCTGAATGGAAAGATGAAGCTGGTAATCCATCAGTATTTTATTCTGAGCCTTTAACACTTGAAGAAAAAAACATCATCTTTAAAAAATCAAATAACTTTCAAGACTTAAATGTTCTTGTTGATTTGATTGTAATGAAATTAAAAGTCAAAGATGAGAAAGGCGAACTCAAAAAAGCTTTCAAATTAGAAGATAAATTTGAGTTAAGAAGAAATGCTGACTCCAATGTTATTGCTACCATTTCAAACAAAATACTTGCAGATTCATCAATAGAGGAAGCTGAAAAAAAGTAAATAGCGACCCTGACATCCGAAATATGTTAGTGGTTGCTGACAGACTTAAATTACCAATTCAAAAAGTATTAGATATGCCTATGAGCCATTTTAATCTTTGGATAGCTTACTTGAAAAAAGAACAAGATGAGTATAAAAACCAAAGATAGATGACAAGCAAGGAAATATAGATAATGGCTAATCAAAAATTACTTATAGATGTAATAGCACGAGATAAAACTAAACAAGCCTTAGGTGGTTTGCAAAAAGGTTTAGCAAAAGTAAGAGGTGCTGTATTCAATGTCAGAAATGCTTTTATAGGTTTAGGTGCTGGGCTTGTTGTCAGAAACTTAGTTAATACAGGTAAAGAATTAGAAAATTTAAGAGTCAGATTAAGATTCTTATTAAAAGATACAAATGAGGGTGCAAAAGCTTTTGACAACATGGTCAAGTTTGCATCTAAAGTTCCTTTCTCACTAGAAGAAATACAATCAGGTTCAGGTATTTTAGCAACAATTACAGACAACGCAGAAGATTTAAAAAAGATGTTAGAGATAACAGGTAATGTTGCGGCTGTAACAGGATTAGATTTTAGAACAACAGCAGAGCAAATACAAAGATCATTTAGTGCTGGTATCGGTGCGGCAGATTTATTTAGAGAAAAAGGTGTAAGAAATATGCTTGGTTTTCAAGCTGGTGCGCAAGTATCTATTGAAGCTACTGCTGAAGCATTTGAAAAAGTCTTTGGTAAAAATGGTAGATTTGGAAAAGCAACAGATGATTTAGCAAGTACATTTACAGGTACTCTCTCAATGATCGGAGATAAAATATTTAGTTTCAAGAAAACTATTTTAGAAGCTGGATTTTTTGAGGGATTAAAAACTCAGTTTGGAGAGTTAGACAAGTTTTTAGAAAAAAATGCAGAGAATATAGATAATGTAGGAAGAAAGATTGGAGTAGTATTAGCTGTATCTGTAACAAAACTTGGCGAAGCAATTATTGTTGTAAAAAATAATTTTGGTTTATTGTTAGATATTATTAAAGGTTTGATAGCATTAAAAATAGTTTTATTTTTTGGTAGAGTTGCTGTTGCACTTATGAATGTTGCAAAATCTACTATGGCAATCGCAGTTGGTACATCTGCTATCAAATCAGGTTTTTTAGCGATAGCTGGTTTGTTAGCAACAGGTGGTGCTGTGTTCTTAGCATTTAAAGGTATTGATAAATTGTTTGATGGTTTTCTTGAAGATATAGATGCTATGGAAAGAGGGATGCAAGAGTTTCAACATGAATTATCAATAGCAACAGACTCAGCAAAAAAATTAGAAGAAACATTTGATAACACAAATGTAATTGCACATGATTTTGAACATGAACTATCAGTTGCTATTCCATCAGCTACTCAAAAAATGATAGAGAAATTTAGAGAATTAAACAAAGGCTCGTTAGAAGAATTTAAAACGAAAATAGAAAACATCAGAGAAACAATAGCAGAATCTATAAACGAGGGTATTTCAAAAGTTTCAAATAGTATGGGTAGAGCAGTTGTTATGGGAGAAAAATTAGGAGACTCTTTAAAAAGAATAGCACAAGATTTTATGGTTAGATTAGTAAGTATGGCCATTGAGATTACTTTGAGATTAGCCATTGAGTTAGTAATGCAAAAGGCAAAAGATATGATTTTAGCAAAACAACTTGAAAAAGAAGAAAAGAAAGCGAGTGCCATGAAAAAACAAACATCTGAAATGAAAAAACAAGCAATTCTCAGTTTCTTTACAGGTGGTTCAGGTGGCGGTTTTAATATTGGTGGTTCACACGCACAAGGTGGAGCAGTAGCAAAAGGCAGACCAATTTTAGTAGGAGAAAGAGGTGCAGAAGTATTTGTTCCAAATAGTACAGGTCAAATAGTTCAACACGCAAGAGGACAAGGTGGTGGTGGAGTAAATGTTAATTTTACTATTAACACAATAGACTCACGAGGATTTGGAGAAGCTTTACAAGAGAATAGAGGTACAATAACAGGAATAATAAATAATGCTTTAGCAGAAAAAGGCAGAAGTGAGTTAATATAATGAGTGGTGCATTTCCAATATCAACAGCAGATTTTCAAACACTTGGTATCAAGTCTGTTCAAAACACAATTATTTCTAAATCTCTTTCAGGAAAAAAATTAACAAGACAAGTAGATAATCAAAGATTTGGTTTTACAGCTAGAATTATTACAGGCAAAAGATCAGACATTTATGGCGAACTTATGGCTTTCATAATGAAACAAAGATCAAGTAAAGATGATTTTACTATCACACCACCTGAAATAAAAAATGCTAGAGGTAATGCAAGTGGCACTATTTTAGTAAATGGCACACACGCAGTTGGAGATACCACAATCAATGTAGATGCTATGACAGGCACATTTAAAGCTGGAGATTTTATTTCTTTTGCTTCACATACTAAAGTTTATATGGTGGTCGCTGATGTAACAGCAGATGTTTCTAATGAAGCAACACTTACTATCGAGCCACCACTTATTACAGCATTAGTAGATGACTCAGTAGTAACTTATGACAATGTTGCATTTAAAGTACATTTGACAAGTGATATGCAAGAGTTCGGTGCTATCGGTTCAGACAAAGATGGTAATATTTTATATCAATTTGAGTTAGATGTTGAAGAAACTCTTTAATGAAAAAATACAAGATCACACATTTAGTGAGTGCCGAGTTTGAAGCTACTGCTATTGTCAATGCTGATGAAATAGACGAAAAAACTAACGATTTAAAAGCTTACAAAAAACCTGATAGTAAATTTAATTTTACCATGCTAAAAGGTACAGAAAGCATAACAAGAAGTTATTACGAGGACTATGGCACGAACACTAACGACAGCAGTAAAAAACGAATTATTAACAGGTCAGATTAGACCCATACACCTTATTGAAATAGGTTTTTCTACACCTGTTTTTCTTACCGATTGTGGATTTGATTTAACTTCATCTATATCAGGTTCAAGTAAAACATACACAGCTTCTCCACATTTAATAGGGGGTTCAGCTTTTGAGGAGCAAACTGATATATCAAAAACATCTTTAAGTATATCTTTATCAGGAGCAGATCAAACATTTATATCTACTTGCTTAAATGAGAATATTGTAAATGATAGTGTTGAAATATATAGAGGATTATTAGATTCAAACAATTCAATAATATCCGACCCAATATTATTATACTCAGGAAACATAGACACATTTGAAATTACAGAGACAGCAACTCAATCTAATGTAAAATTAGTTATAGTTTCACATTGGGCAGATTTTGACAAGAAGTCAGGTAGAAAAACATCAAATGCTTCTCAACAAAGATTTTTTAGCACAGATGTTGGTATGGATTATTCAAGTGAAAATGTGTTGGATATTAAATGGGGTAGAGAATAATGGATATAAATAAAATAATAAAATTGTATAAATCTTTTCCTAAATACCAACAAAACTCATACTCTGATTTATTTTATCATATTTTACCATCTTTACAGGCAAATCAGTTCAAGGTTTTTGAAGATATAAATGGAGTTTATGGATTTGTAAGTTGGGCATATCTTAATAAAGATGTAGAAGAATCTTACAAAAAAAAAGGTTCAATATACAAAAATGAGTGGAATTGTGGTGTAAATCTTTGGATATATGATATTGTTTGTATTAGAAAGACTAAAGAGGTTGCTTCATGGATAGTTAAATATTGTTTAAATAAAATTAAAAATGACGAATGTTTTTCTTGGATAAGATTAAATAAAAATAACGAGATATATAGAATATCAAAAAAATATAAAAGGGATTATCATAAGTCATGGGTGGTGTAGTAAGTGCTGTTGTAAGTGGTGGTAAAAAACTTGTATCAAGTGGTAGTAAGTTTTTAGGCACTGCTATAAGTAGTGTTTTTAATGGTGGTTTTAATCCTTATGTTGCTCTAGGTATTTTTGCTATTGGTTGGCTTTTTACAAGATCAATGAAACCTGATGTACCTGACTTTGGTACAAATGATTTTGAGGAAACGGAGAGAGGTATCTTATTAAATAAACAATCAAACAATGCTTGTATTCCTGTAATTTATGGAGAAAGATTAGTTGGTGGAACTAGAGTATTTATAGAAACTTCAGGAACAGATAATACTTATTTATATGTTGCACTTGTTTTATCTGAGGGAGAAGTAAATTCAATAGAAGAAATAAGAGTAGATGATAAAGTAGTTACATTTGATGGAACATTGACTCATGGTACTACAAGAGAAGTAGCAAGTAGTGATAGTAATTTTTTTAAAGATTCTACAAGTCATATACAAATACAAGCTTTTATGGGTAAAGATGACCAAGTAGCATCTAGTGTTTTGACACCCTTATCATCATGGGGAAGTAACCATAGATTAAGAGGT